TCATAGCACTAAGCAGGGGAGGGCTCAAAGAAACATGAGACCCAATCACGCCAACGCGACACAGCAGCGTTGACAACTTGCGCGGAATCACCGGCAAGGCCATAAAAATCCACTATCGCTTGAGTGAGATTGGTAGTTATACCCAAATCAATAGATTGTGGCATCTCGCAGTCCCCGAACCGGGTCCAGCGATTGACCCATTTTTCCCCATCCACAAAAGCTTTCATGATGTACTTGGAAAGGTAAGACGCGATACGTCCAGGGCTACGCTGACTGTTGCGCTTGCGCGATTTGGCATTAAAGCTGCCGCCCTTGTCACCAGTGACAGAGCGCCAAATAGACAGCAGGAGGGGGAAAGACTTCACGCGGACGCCCTGCCGATTCTGCAAAGCAGCAGGTAGACGAATGGTGGCAAGATGAACATGCCACGCACCACGAGATTGACGCTCAAACGCTGCAACAGCCCGGAAATCGGGAATGACACGACGCACCCGACGCACCCACTCTTTCAAATCCCGCTTGCAGACCGCTAAATCAGTGACGCACTGGCGATAGGTGAGGGTGAGCAGGGTATCGGCCCCGATTGCCTTGCAAAGCCGCCGAACGCGACTTTTCGCAGACCGGGCACCGCGTTCAGCGTTGCGGCGGGCAATCTCTTCGGCACGCTCTTCGGCATCCCTAGCGATCATTTCCAGATGGTCATCAATCTGAGATTGTGTCCATTGCAATTCGCGCCATTCGGTCATGGCAGATGCAGAGAATTCGAGATGACCGTTACCACAGTCATAGGCCATTAGTTTGTAGCTATCGCTACGTTTGCCTTCATAGGCAACATTGTCTATAATACGAATCATTGGGTCACCGTGAATTGTTTGACTCAACCCGCCCGGGGTACTTGCAGGTACGCCCGGGCTTTTTTTTGTCCGGTTGAAAACCGGGGGTCAGGGGTCAAACAGGGGCCGCCATCTCCCCTCTGTCCCAATGTTTCCTAAAGATAAATATAGGCGGCTGCGCCGCCGGCCATGCTGGCGCATCGCCCGGCGGCTTGCACCCGCAAACAGCCTGAATGCAGTCTGTGGCGCAAGGAGGACGCTGGCGGGGCGATGAAGAGAAGGGCAGGCAGGGAGACAAGATGTTTTCCAAGACGACGAAAGTGGAGGGCCGGGACGCCGAGACCGCGCCCGCGTCAATGGCCGACCCTGCGGGATCGGCTCAGGCGTGAGTGAAACCGGAATGCGGGGGCAGTCACCATGGGGCGGAGCCCCATACCCCAAAGACATTGGCGGAAACGGTATAAACCGTTTTAACTGTTTATACAGTATGAAGATAAGGATGCACATGGTCAAGCCATGGGAGGAGATGCCACCTTGTCGGGTTGCTGGACAGGGAAAGGAACACCGGGCATACAGGCGATCTTGCGAGACCGGCCCTTAGCATCAAAGATGGTGGCCAGACAAGGGCCATTGACATAAACGTCAATACCCAAGGGCTTGAGCTGAGAACGGGTGAACGTGTAACGAGGAACGCCAGAAGGGCTAACCCACTGAAACAGCAGGGTGCCGTCAGAACTGAGAACGTGACCGGTAAGGATGAGGTCATCAATCTGAGGGCCAGCCGTGTGGACGTTCCCAGTAGGAGGACGAGGAGGGGACGAGGAGAGACCAGAACCGGGAGAACCAGAAGCCACAGGGGAACCGGAAGAGGCAGCAGGGACAGCCGGATGCTTTGGGGCTATCTGGCGCGAGATGATTTGATAGGCGTAGTAAGCGAGACCAGCAGTGGCAAGGAGGGCACCAATGGCGACCGCCAACATCCAGGGGAAAGACCGAATCGGTTTGACATGAAGGCTCGCTGATCGGTATTTCCCGAATACCGCTTTGGGGAGCTTGTACCGCCGTTTGATGGGGGCAGTGCGCCACGCACATTGTTCAGAGCATTCGGGCCATTCATACCAGTAACGACCGAGAACACCGACGTCCCTTAAGTGAACGTGCCGACCGACAAGCGCTCGGACGTTGGTGTGAACAAGGCGGGGGGACTGGGTAATGATGTAGAAGTCAAGACCCCGATGCCGGTGGGTTTCGAGTTTTTGAATGTCGGGGGGGATGGCTTGGCCGGGTCCACGGGGACGCCAGACGGTTTGCACCTCGTCAATGACGACGATGGAGCCATCGGGGACGGTATCGGGCCAACTGGAGGGGTCCTCCAGTGGCTGGTGGTCAATGAGCAGATCGGGAATGCCGTTGACGTAGATGGTCCGATCTTTGGAGAGCTCTAACAGGAGAGACACGAGGGCCGCAGACTTGCCCGCGCCGGGGGCACCAGTGATAAGAGTGATCATTGGGAATTGCCTATACCGCCAGCGTTGAGAGCCCAACGCTTGAGCACGAGCCAGCCCATACCGGAAACGAGACCACCCGCCGTGATAGAGAGGGCATCGAAGAACCCGGTTTTGGCCATGATGGCAGCAACGGGACCGGCCAAGCCGCCTACAGCAGTTTGAGCAGCACCAATGGCAGATTCAAGGGCAGTAGAAGCCCCCGTATAGGTGACAGTGCCCATGCCCATGGCAGCAAGAGCACGGCCCACAAGGGGCCAAGTCATACGACCAAGCCAATCAGCAAAACCATCAAACATGGTCAGGAACTCCGAGCAAAGCCGAAGAATGTCAGCGCGGCAGACATCCAGGCAAACGCGATAACGAGGGGACGAATCATGTCGGCAAACTCGCAGAGAGTTGTGAAGCCGATCTCAATGGAACGACCGGACACAGTGATGGTCTTGCCAGCCGGACAAGACGCGGAAGAGGGGCCGAAACCGGTTCGAGGAGTGATGACAGAAACGTCTTTGTTTTCGTTGTAGAGAGGGACTTCTTCAAGCATGCCGGGGTCTCCCCCGGTGCCATCACCAAAGCCGCCGGTACCGGTACCAGTGCCACCCGTACCAGTACCAGTGCCACCCGTACCAGTACCAGTGCCACCCGTACCAGTACCAGTGCCGCCCGTACCGGTACCAGTGCCACCCGTGCCGGTACCAGTGCCGCCCGTGCCGGTGCCAGTGCCGCCCGTGCCGGTGCCAGTGCCGCCCGTGCCGGTGCCGGTATAGGGTTCGAACCCCGCAATGTTGTTGCCGTTGGGGACGCAGACTTCTACACCGTTGATATGGCCATAGGAGGTGTTTTCGGGACAAGGAGCAAAAGGCGCGTTAGGGTCATTGGGAACCTCATCGCTCTGCGGCGTGAACGCGTCAGGGTTGCAGGTGTCGCCCGTGGTGGAAGTGGTGTAACGGGTGAAGGTGAAGTAATAGCTACCGCTACCGCCACCGTAAAGGTCAATAACAGGAACCTTGGACGTGGTGACAATGCACCCGAGCACACAGGCGGTAGAAGTACCGAAGCCGTTTTCACCAGGCAACTCATTGGTGTTGGAACATGCAGTACACGCAGGACTAGCGATATGGGCTAGAGAATAGCCCGTTGTGCCGTTGTCATAAAGAATGTTTATGACGCAATAAGCGGGATCTGAATGTAGATGAGCGCTAGAAACGGTAAAGCCGGGGCCACCTTTGCCGCTGATAGATGCACAAGCTGCGGCAGCACTGCCACCTGTGAAGTTGGCACCCGTGCCAAGGGGGTTCCCAATGGTGAACGTAGGAGCACAGGCAAACGCTGAGGAAGCCACGAAAAGCAGCAAATAAATGAAATGCCGCATATCAAGACCGGATGATTATCCAGACAGCGCCAACAACAGCGATAAACCCGGCAATGAATTCAGGTGTCGGTGTCATATCTGCCCCCTTGAATTTCAGAATTGATGTATCGGGCCAGAAATGTGATGGCGTAAGTTGCAAGCCACACGAGGCCAACGGCCCAACCGAGTTCGATGCCTTGATCGACAGTGAGAGGAACTTCGGTAACCGGGGTCAATAAATAGCTATTGGTGCCGCAATATGGGTCATGAATAATCGCAAAGCCGGTGGAAGAAACTATCCTAATAGATGTGGGAGTTATGGCCACATCACCAATAGCCTCATTGTCAGTAGCAACACGAACGCAAAAATTGGACATATGAACCGCCCCGAAGAGCGGTAGAAAAGATCACAGGCCTTTGCGAATGAATTTGATGGCGTAAACCGCCACCACAGCAGCAAGCACGACACCGGCCACGGTGACAGCATCAGAGGACAGGTCCTCCAATGCAGTAGTGACCTCCGCAGGGACAGCAGCATGGGCTGACGTCAGGGCAGTTGCAGCAGATGCAGCGAGAGCAGCCAGTTTGGCTTTGCCGGGTTTGACGAAACGGGCGAATTTGTTCATAGAACCTCCGATGGTTGATGGTTGAAGGTGCGAAATTGCACCGGGAAGCCCGAGGGCTTCACGCTGGAATTTCAGGCGCAACGCTCCAAGCCAGAAACCAGGACGATGGAGCGAGTGGGACGCTCAGCGCAATTGCGAACCCAAAGGCCCGAGGGGCCGGAAAGCAGGCAGAGAAGGGAG